AACCTGCGCCCTGACGTGATTTACGTGACGGGCGAATTTCTGCTCCCACTGAATCTGCGTAAACACTTTCCCCTCCGCTGCCCAGTAGTCCCGGAAGGCGGCAAGTTCAGCAGGTGTAAATTCTGTCTCCGGCAAAGCCATCCCCCACAACGCAGCCCGTCGTCGAAAATCCCGTGACGGATACCAGCTATCGGTCATCGGAAATTTTCCGATGGGTTCGCTCAGGCCATCCAGGAATACAAGGGGTGCTGCCTGTAACGACAAAACTTCCTGCTCACTGGTCGGAGCACTCTCGCGTGCGTTATGTGTGGGGTTTAGATCTTTGGGTTCCTTTGGGTTCCGTGATCCGTTTTTGGGTGTCTTTGATGGAAAATTTGGGTGTCTTTGGTTATTTTCCATGCAGCTAAGAGTTCCGTTTTTGGGTCTGTTTTGTGCTGAAACATAACCATTTTCGGTACTGTTTTTATTAACAGCACCAATTTTACCCACCTTTAAAGACTCCCGTTTTTGGGTGTATTCAGGCTCGGCAACACTTTCTTCTACACCGATAAGTCGGTACACCACAATTTGCTTTGTTCTGCCTTTTCTCTCACCGGTATCAACAATTAACCCAATCTCCATCAGGTGTCGTAAGCTGTCCTGCACAGTCTTTTTGTTTAGTTCCGTTACTTCTGCCAGTGCAGATACAGACGGGTATGCACACAAATCGGCACCGCACATATCAGCAAGCCAGGTCAATACAGACTTACTGGATGAACTGCCGGTTTTCACCTTTTTAGCCCATCGTAGTGCATCGATACTCATACAAACCCCTGGCAGACATTTGTTTATCTGCAAAGTAATATTGATATTGCTGACGATACGCATGCTTGAAAGCAATAGCTTTTTCTATAAGCTCGTCAGTCTCACGTTCCACAACAGCTGGATCCGCAAAAAGCAGCCCGGACTCCACCACATCGCCATATTCTTTGTTTAATCCGGCGATCATGTACGTAATGCTTTTTCCATCACTGATCTCACGATACAACCTGAAATCACTAATTCGGATAGCCTCCATAATTGCCGGAATCAGCGCCGTGAATTTTTTCCGCTTATCCCTGGTGTCGATAGCTTTCCAGCGTTCGAATATCTTCACTCGGTTAACGCCCAGCGCCCGTTGATCAACCTCGCCATCATTAAACGTGACGCGTTGAACATCGATGTTCGGGCGTTCTTTCAGAGCCCAGAATGCTTCCGTGATTAATATCGTCGCTTGCTCCTGTGTCATTCCTGGTCGACATACCCAGGCATCCAGAGCCTCACAAACCTGTTCAGGGGTGATTTTCATTGTTCAACCGCCCCGCCCGCTTTGCCTTACGATATTCGTCATAAACTTTGGGGTCGTACTGAAGTTCCCCGCCGGATGCCTCTTGCAGGCGCATCGCGCGACCTTCAGGAACCAGTTCACCCCATGCAGCAACACTTGCCAGTTTCACTCCTGCGGCATTGGCAAGCTTTGTTTTGCTGCCAAAAAAAGTAATTGCGTCAACTTTAAGCATCAAAGCCCCCTCTTGTTAGATATTTCTAACAGTAATGTGCGCGGGATACCTAAGTCAAGAAAAATTAGAATTACCTAACTATGGATACAAGAACCCTAGGCCAGCGAGTTCTGGCACGACGAAAAGAATTACGCCTAACACAACGAGAAGCCGCTCGCCTCGCTGGGGTAGCTCACGTCACAATTTCACAATGGGAAAGAGACGAAACCCAACCAGTCGGGAAGCGGTTGTTTGCTTTAGCTGATGCGCTGAAGTGCTCGCCTACATGGCTAATGTTTGGTGACGAAGACAAGGCACCAGTGCCAGCACAAGAACTTCATGTGGAAACCGAGTTAACTCCCAGCCACAAAGAATTGATCGAATTATTCGATGCTCTTCCATCCTCCGAGCAGGAAGCCTTGCTGTCTGAAATGCGCGCAAGAGTAGAGAATTTCAATAAACTCTTCGAAGAAATGCTTAAAGCACGTAAAAACAAATCAATAAAATAACACTCCTTTCAGACACTTAGATTCCCTCACTCTTCTTGTTAGATCAATCTAACAAAAAACACTTGCCACATCTGTTAGGTTATTCTAAATTAATCTCCATCAAGACACCGCACGGTGTTCTCAGCAAACAGTTCCGCTACCCCGGCGTTAAGGGGAAACAGAGGATTTCTCAGTGGGCGAAGTCAAACATCAGAATGGAAGGCGTCCAGGGATCAGCAAAGAAACAGCGATGGCGCTTTATATTGATATCAGCGCCATTGCCGGACAGGTAAGAATTATCAGAGCGGTAACTAAGCGGTATGCGTCTTTATTTCAGAAAGTCTCTGGTGAGTGCACCGAAGATATTGTCAACGATTTCGTCATCGAACTGCGAGGACTCATCTTCAGTTACAAGGTGACCACAATTTTTGCAGATGGCTCCCGCGAAACTGTCAGAGCCCTGCGGCTTAAAGGATGTGTCAAAGACTTCGCCACCACATTCTGGGCAAGAAAACTTGATTGTATTCATAACCAATTTCCTCTCGAGTAACAGACCCCTCAGAGGATACCACCTCGCCTGACGTGGTTAAAAGCAGGCAATGCGAACCACAAGGAGCTGACATGCAGAAACGAGAACCTGTCATCATCGCGCCAGACTATACCGATGATGAACTTTATGAGTGGATGCGCCAGAAAATTAATGCAGCGCAGGATCTGAAATGGGCTAATGAAGCCAGGGCTAAGCAGGCTGAAAATCTGTTCTCTCTGGAGCAGGATATCACCAGGCTGGAAAAAGCAGCGGCATTAAGCATTGCCAGAATGATTACATACCCGCGTTAATAGCTAACCAACGAAGCTAAGGTTGGTAATTAAGGAGTTCTCCACGGGTGAAGTGGAGTGCGTGCGCCGGACACGGGTGAACATCCGGCACTGACAGTTTACTGAAAGGATATTTCTCTGAAAAGTCAGAGCATAACGCGAAAGTACACGGAGAAGCTCGTCTCTCTGTACTTTGTCGTTAAATTTAATTCGACCGTGCGCTTCCGGTTGTGGCAATCCGCGAAATGGCGCGGCGGTAAGTATGGCGGGGTTATTCCTTCCCCTTGAGGACACCGGGTTGTCAGGCTGACCATACGCTTAAGTGACAGCCCCGCCACAATATCCATGTGTAGTCTTTGGTGGCATCAGTTCTACTCCGTGACTGCTCTGCCGCCCTTTTTAAAGTGAATTTTGTGATGCGGTGAATGCGGCTCAGCGCACGCGGAACAGTTAAAACAAGCGGTCTTTTACGGGCGTAACGGGAATGCTCTGTATCCGGCGTTAATTGTTAACTGGTTAACGTCACCTGGAGGCACCAGGCACCGCATCACAAAATTCATTGTTGAGGACGCGATAATGGAAACGTTATTACCAAACGTTAATACGTCTGAAGGTTGTTTTGATATTGGTGTTCTGCTCAGTAACCGGGAGTTTACTGAAGATGCCATTAATATGAGGAAATATGAGCCTTATCTGCTCAATGATAATTCCATACTTTCCCGAATTGCTCTTCTTGAACTTGGTATTTTCGGAGAGCGTCAATGACTTCAGCATTTGCACTGATGATGACGGTTTTTCTTATAACGGGTGAATCACAGAATGTGATTACCGGAATTTATGCCAGTAAAGAATCCTGCCTCCAGGCAAGAGACGAGCAAAAAATTTCTGGTGAATGCCTCCCGGTAAAAAAAGTATCGCTGTACCTGAATAACGAAACACCGGCTGGATAACCCTCCAGCCATATTAACACCATACCAACGGATTAAAAATGCCAGCAATGGCAGGGATTTGTTCACCCTTAAATCTGTAATGAGGTTTATCAATGAGCACTGATAAAGAAGAATTTGCGCTATATTGCGAAGCAAAAAATGACAAAGTCAGAAAACGTCTGGGAATTAAAGGTGGTTTTTACTGGACTACAGCAAAAAAATTATCTGTTGCCATCTCCCGCTGCATTACCGCAATGGATGACAACGATTATGATGAAGACGACTTTAAAAAACCCGTTCGCGTCCATTTACCCGTTGTGAATGACCTTCCACCTGAAGGCGTGTTTGATACCGAATTCTGCAACCGATACGAAAAAGGCGGGGAAGATGGCATTACAATGGTATTTATCGCGCCCTCTCCCTCCGTGCAGGAGAAACCAGCCAGTACTGACAATACCAACGTCAACGGCGAAGACATGACGGAGATTGAGGAGAATATGCTCCTGCCGGTTTCTGGTCAGGAGCTGCCCATTCGCTGGCTTGCGCAACACAGCAGCGAAAAACCAGTAACGCACGTTGCACGGGAAGAACTTCAGGCATTACATATAGCACGGGCGGAAGAACTGCCGGCTGTTACTGCCCTGGCCATTTCTCACAAAACAAAGCTGCTCGACCCGCTGGAGATTCGCGACCTTCACAAACTGGTACGCGACACTGACAAAGTTTTCCCTAATCCCGGTAATTCAGACCTGGGACTGATAACTGCTTTTTTCGAGGCATACCTGGACGCTGATTACACTGATCGGGGTCTGCTGACAAAAGAGTGGATGAAAGGAAATCGTGTTTCGCGTATCACCCGTACGGCTTCCGGTGCAAATGCCGGTGGCGGGAACAAAACCGATCGCAATCCGAATTTAGTACACACCTTCGATGCGCTGGATGTGGAGATTGCAGCAGCCACACTTCCGATGGATTTTAATATTTATGAAATTCCGGGCAGCGTTTATCGTCGCGCAAAAGAAATCGTCCTGAAAAAAGAAAGTCCGTTCAGGGAATGGTCCGCAGCACTTCGCGCAACCCCTGGTATCCTGGACTATTCCCGCGCAGCTATTTTTGCACTTATCCGAAGCGCCCACCCTGAGTTTTATCACTACCCGGGGCGCCTTCAGGGGTATATCAATGCCAACCTGACAGAAACTGATCACGAGAATCCCACAGCTGAAACGCTCATGGCTGCCCGGCATACACCGGAAAAAGATATCCTGGAAGAAATTAACGGCGGACTGGCTGCTGAGTGCAAAACAGAAGAAGAAAAAAATGATGAAGATAACCCGCAACCATCTGGCGCAATGGCAGATGAACAGGCAACGGCTGAAACAATGGCAGCGGATACAGTTGAACATCATCAGGACCCGCAGCCGCTGGATGACAAGTCACAGGTAAAAGTTACCGCTGACGAAGTAAACAAAATTATGCAGGCAGCCAATATCAGCCAGCCTGACGCCGATAAGTTGCTTGCTGCCTCTCGCGGAGAATTTGTTGCAGGGATTAGCGACCCGAATGATCCGAAATGGGTAAAGGGGATTGAAACCCGCGATTCTGTAAACCAGAACCAGCAAGAAACGGAACAGAACGGCCAGAAAGCGGAACAAAACAGCCCAAATGCGTTACAAAACGAGCCAGAAACGAAACAACCTGAACCAGTAGTGCAACAGGAACCGGAAAAGATCTGCACCGCCTGCGGTCAGACCGGCGGCGGCAACTGCCCTGATTGTGGCGCGGTGATGGGCGACGCAACATACCAGGAAACATTCAATGAAGAGAATCAGGTTGAAGTTCAGGAAAATGATCCGGAGGAAATGGAAGGCACTGAACATCCACACAAGGAGAACCCTGGCGGCAATCAGCATCACGATAGCGATAGTGAAACTGGCGAGGCGACAGATCACTCAGTTAAGGTGAACGGTCATCATAAAGGCACATCCACCAGCGGGACGTGTGACCATCTAATGATCGACCTTGAAACCATGGGAAAAAATCCAGATGCCCCGATTATCTCAATAGGTGCAATATTTTTCGATCCGCAAACCGGAGATATGGGACCGGAATTTAGTAAGACTATCGATCTGGAAACTGCTGGCGGAGTCATTGATCGGGACACCATTAAATGGTGGCTTAAGCAATCACGCGAAGCGCAATCTGCCATTATGACCGATGAAATCCCGTTAGATGATGCACTGTTACAATTGCGGGAATTTATCGACGAAAACTCCGGCGAATTTTTTGTTCAGGTCTGGGGAAATGGAGCCAACTTCGACAACACGATTTTGCGCCGTTCATACGAACGGCAGGGGATCCCCTGCCCGTGGCGTTACTACAACGATCGCGATGTACGCACAATCGTTGAGCTGGGGAAAGCCATAGACTTCGATGCCAGAACGGCTATTCCATTCGAAGGTGAGCGCCATAATGCACTTGATGACGCCCGTTACCAGGCAAAATACGTTTCAGTTATCTGGCAAAAACTGATCCCGAGTCAGGCTGATTTTTAATGTTCAACCGTCGCCAGTTGTCGTTGATATTCTGCAACTGGCGCGTTCCGGAGTGATAGCCATGAGCGAACAGTACCTGATAACGCTCGACGAGTGGAAACCAAAACGGTTCAGTCTCCCAATAACAAACACTACCCTGGTGAAATACGGAAAACTAGGATACATCGTTCCAAGACCACAAAAAATTCGTGGGCGTTGGCTGATAGATCGCCGAGCAGTATTTGTTGGGCCTGGTGAAACGGGAATTGCGCCGGAAATTCATACTGGCGATGATGATGCACTGAAGGAGATTTTAACTCATGTCACCGAGGCCACGAAAAAACAGCACTGACGTAGCCGGTCTTTACGAAAAGTTTGATCGCAGAACTGGCAGAGTTTACTACCAGTATAAAAATCCTGTGACTGGAAAATTTCACGGACTCGGAACAGACAAAGGTAAGGCAGAAAAAATCGCTTCCACAGCCAATCAGCGAATAGCTGCAGCAGAAGCTGAATATTTCATGCGCAAAATTGATGAAAGTCCGTCAGCAACAAAACGTCGGGGTATCAGATTAAAGGCATGGGTTGATCGATATCTGAAAATACAGGACACGCGACTGAAAAATGGAGATATTGCAGCTACAACTCACAAAGAAAAAACTCGAATGGCTGCATACCTGGTTTCCCGTCTGGGAAACCACCCATTGAAAGAACTGGAAGTAAGAGACTTTGCATTAATACTGGATGAGTGGCTGGATAAAGACATGGTCAGCACAGCGAGAGTAAATCGTGGATTATGGGTTGATATTTATAAAGAAGCACAGCATGCAGGGGAAGTTCCTCCTGGATGGAATCCTCCGGAGGCTACCCGTAAACCGATCCCTAAAGTAACCAGAGCCAGGCTCACCATGGAAGACTGGCAAAAAATTTACAATGCAACGCCTGAAAAACACTTTATCCGTAACGCAATGCTTCTTGCGATTGTTACTGGTCAGCGCCGTGATGACATTTGCCACATGCGTTTTTCAGATGTGTGGAACGAACACTTGCATATCACCCAGGGAAAAACCGGAATGCGTCTGGCGTTACCGCTTACACTACGCTGTGATGCCATTGGGATAACGTTAAAAGAAGTTATTGATGGGTGCCGAGACAGAATATTAAGTCCATATCTAATCCATAGTCGGCACCAGAAACAACCGAAGCCGATGAGTAAAGACAACCTGAGCGACTACTTTGCCAAAGCACGGGATCTGGCTGGGATAATTCCACCAGCAGGAAAAACTCCGCCAACATTTCATGAACAACGCTCTCTATCAGAACGGCTGTACCGTGCACAGGGTATCGATACAAAAACATTACTAGGACATAAAGTCCAGGCAACCACCGATCGCTATAACGATACTCGAGGTCAGGAATGGGTTAAGTTGGTTATTTGA